TTACTATCAACTCCAAGTTGTTCCATTGATTGCTGATAACTTCCCTCAATATCAACTGTTTTTTTTGTTTTTCTTGTTTCTATCCAACTATCAGAAGATGGGTTTAATTCAATAGATCCAATCCAATTTATAACATGAAAAGGATTTACATTTTCCGATCTTGTAGCAAATATATTTTTTACATACTCCACTTCAGAGTAATTGAGTAGTAACTGACTGCCAACTTTTTTTATATTTGGTGATCCGAAATCATTTGCAAAACGAAGGTCTGTGTTTGGATTTGATATTGTTCCCAATCCAACAACAGATTCGGATCCTATGAGTAAATCAATTGACGTTGTATAGTGCGATGGTCTTAAAATTCCATTTGCAGTATCAATACTTGCTTTGTAATCTCTACTTCTTATTTGACCACCATTATATGATCTAAAATTATCAACAAAGAAACCACATTTAAATCTATCTAATTTTGTTTGAGGATCACGAATTGAAAGATTCTGAGTATCAGATTCAAGTAGAGATAATGAAGTATAATATTCTATATTTTTTATTCTATCTTCTAATCTAGAAACATCTCTCATAGTATATCTTTTATGAGAAGATAATATGATAGTTGCATCTGTAGTACTATACAAATATGCCGGTAATCTAATCGTTGCAACTTCCAAAGATGAATCCAAAGAATTTGGTTCTTTAGACTCTATGGATGGAATTCCCTTGCTGATAAAAAATATACCATCTTTATTTAAATATAATTTATCAATTCTTGGCAAATAATACTCATAAGATAAATTAATATCTTTATTATTTGAGAATATATTTTTTGAAGAATTTATTGATTCAAATTTTCTTGATTCATATTCAAACGGTGAATATGTACCTGAATATGGAGCAACTCTTGGTCTCAAATCAATAACATCACTTAAACTATTTGAACCAACAAAAGAAATATCTTTTCCATATCTTTCTTTATCGTATGAATCTACACTAACCAAATCTCCAGCATCTGTTGAATTTATTGTATAGTTGTTAAAAATTATTTTAAGTTTTTTTGTTGGCGAAGAAAATTCACTTTTTCTAACTATTTTGGAAAAATCTAAGTATTCCACTTTTTGACCTTCATCCAAGATATAATTATTTTTTATATTTTTATCACCGGTCAAAATGGAATCTACTTTTCCAGATATCTTTGATTCTTCAAATATGACGTTTTCACCAATGTAAAAAGAATTTTCGTTTAAGTAGACAAACTCAACTACATTGGTTGAATTGCTTGAAACAACCACTGCTACAGCATTGCTATCATTACCGACAATTCTTTCTCCTTTAATTAAATTTAAAATATTTGAATTTAAGTTTGTTAATGTTATGTTTGGTAAAATTGGATCTGACGATGTGGATGACTCAAATATCCCAATAATACTTTCTACATCTGGAACATTTAATGATATTTCTTTATCTTCAACTCTTAATCCATATATATCACTTTTCGTTAAACCATTAGTAGAAGTGTTTATTCCAGATGAAGTTTTATTTATAATTAGTGAAGAGCATCTATTGTATATTTTTTTTCTGGAGGAAACATTAATTTTTTTAAATGTCACCGTCAAAGTAGAAGAATTGGAATTTGGTGTAATACCTTGAATTGATACAGTTCTCCCACTTACGGTTAGTTTTTGGTTATTTAATGGTGGAATAGTTCCATTGGAAAAACTTAAATTGTAATCTTCTTCATCAAATGGCAATAAAGTTAAATTTGGATCAGTTTCTAAAATTTGTGAATATGATCCCGAAGAAAATGAACTTGATGGAATTTGATATGATTTTCTTATAATAATTTCAGACCCTGTTAAATCTACCGTTGAAATATTTGAATTATTTAATTTAGAGTACAAAAATGCATTTTGATTATTTAAAACCTCTAATGAAACTTTTTTAAAGTCATTAACTGCAATATTACTTGCAGGTGAAGTGCCACTACAAATGCCAGAGACTGATGTTGTTGGTATAATTGTTATATTTTTTCCAGAGGTACTTATTGCGGAAACTTTATTATAAGTTGGGACAATATCCCCTTGTTTTGTGTAAGAAACAACATCACCTACCTTTATTCCCACATAAAAGTTTTCTTGTCCGGAAGTTACAGTGCCACTAGAACTGATGGAAAATTGTGTTCCAGATGGTGCTAAAAGAGTTTGAACTGAAAGAAGTGGATCTGCAGTGAATGTTCCTATTCCTGCCGATTCATTGGCAGTAATTTGATGTACATCTGATAGATTATAATCAATTAAACTAGATACATTTCTATTTAAATCCTCTCCATTGGATTTGAGTTGTTCATTTGAAATGAAAGAACCAGATACCTGATATAAAACCAATTCTGAAGAATTTGAAACAGCACTTACTAAATATCCAGAAGCACCACTACTCTTTCCTTCTATAAATGCTGGAGTACTTAAAGAAGTTATTGTGGAATTTAAAGTCAATTTTGTGTATGTTTGAACGTCATAAAGAAAAAGTTCAAATTGAGTAGAAGCATTAGAATATTCAGCATTTTTGAGTTTAAAATCATAAACTCTTGCTATTCCAATTTTAGTTCCAGAAGATACTCCGACTGTTGATGTTCTATCACCATAAAGAGAAACCTGAGATGTTGTTCCAAATCCCACTGGAATTGTTCCAAAAACATTATTAACTATAATTTTTCTGCCAACATTAAATGGAATTGATGAATTAAAAACTTTTTCAGTTGTTCTTGGTTTTTCTACATCAACACTAATATTACTTATTGTTTCTATTTCATAACCCCTAACATATGCTTTTCCTGGACTTATAGACAAACAAGCTAAATCATCAGATGGAACATTTCCCTGAGATGTTTTTTGTTTTTCCGAATATATTCCACTATTTCCTACTTTATCATTCAATGAATCTTTCAGAAAAACATTAAATGGTTTGATATAATAATCTCCAGATTCATCATATGTTCTTCTGGCAAATTCATTTTTTAATAAATTATAATCAGAATTGTTTACAAATTTAACCAATACACCAGAATCCAATCTCATCAATTCAACAAAATTTTCATCATTAAAATCATCAAGTGGTTTTTTGATTAAAGATAATGATATTTTCAATCTATCTGCACCAGGTGCCGAATAATTAGAAAATCCTTGAGCATTATCAAATAAATCACTATAATTATTTGAGGCCACTGCAATTTCTTCATCAATGAAAAGACCTACACGGTATGAAGGACTATTTTCATATTGATCCAGTATTGTTGTTTGTTTGGATACCGTTAAAAAAAATCCTCTAATGAAATAAACCCCTTCCTCTATTTTTGCCGCAGATCCAATAGAAGTAGAATTTGATATAATTGCAGTTGCAAATGATGTGTTTCTTTGAATTGTAGATAATGTATAATCTACATCTTCTAGAGAAATTAAATTTTCACCATCAATAAAAGATCTTGTAGTAAAATTACTACTACTTGAATTTTTGTACTTTATATAAAGTGTATAATTTCCTCGTTCGGATTGTTCATTGGTAATATAGTTTTCTACTACTGCTGTAACACCACTAGTTTCTCCTTGGATACTTTTTCCTACAAATTTTTCTATATACGAAGAAACAGGAATACCTAAATGAGACTCATCAATTTGAACAGAATAATACTGATCATCGTAACCAATTTGTCCAGGTATTACCATTGAGCCTTCTTTAAAGAAGTGTTTTCCAAACTTTTCAATTTGATTTTGTAAAATACTTTGGAGTGTTGTTAATTCTCTTGATTGTATTGGAGTTCCTGGTTTAAATAATACTTTCTGATATCCTTTCTGATCAGAAAAATCATCAAAATATGGGGATACATTTAAATTTGTATTTTGTGGCATTTTACTTAAAACTCCAGGACGATTTTAATATCTTCTTTTTGGCTTTTTGATCTTGGTACAGGGAATCTATTGTCAATGTATATAATTTCACCGGATTTATTATTATATTCAGACGATGAAATGCCAGACGTAAAATAACTTCCCAATTGGTATGTAGTATTATTTATTACTGTACTTAATCCAGTAAATCCACTATCAATTGTTAATGAAGAACCATTCATTGAAGATCCAACAATTGTTAAACTTCCACCAGAACCAGGAGAAGATGTGAATTGATTTATGTTATATCCAACACCCTCAGTTGCTAGTCCTACAGGTTGATAGTATTTCAAAACTCCTGTGACATTATCCCAAGCAGCAACAAAACCTATTGCAGTAACTCCAGTACTTACTTGTTGAGTAATTACTGAATCTACTGCATAAGTTGTTGTACTAGTTGCTGAACCAGTCAATTTCAATGCTTTCATCGCACTTACTTCGGCAGTTTCTAATTTTTCTACAGCACTTCCACTTTTAGTTGGATTTTTTATAATTCCAATTCTAGCAAAATCATTTCCTATAATTGTATCTGGATTTGTAGAATCTGTAGAAAATCTTGAATAAACTAATGCCCTATATGCACCCAACTCTCTATAAATATCATATCCGTGACCACCTTTTGGTGGAACAATAACTTCAAATGTAGCATTTGTTCCAGTATTACTTAAATTTTGTGTTATTGAAGGTGCTCCTGGTTCAAATTTGATTATACCTTTTGTGTATCCAGTTCCACCATCACTCACAAAAATATCAGAAACTTTCCCAAAAGAATCTACCGTAATTGTTGCCTTTCCTCCAGTCCCATCTCCAAGAATAGGAATATTTGTAAAAGTTTGAGAAATTGGACTATACCCAGAACCTCTATTTTTGATATTAATGATTTCTATTTTTCCATCAATTGCATTATTTTTTGTTGATATACTCTCTCCGACTGTTCCCCAATCTTCTGGAACTGGAATAAACTCAATAGAATCAAATTTTACAATTTCTGATGGTTTAATTGTATAAAGATATTTCCAAATATATCCATCTCCACTAGTTCCTGCTGGTCTTGGTTCCAAATCAACAAAAGTTGGTTGATCTACAGATGGCCTACCTCTAGAATTTTCTGGATTTGCTCCATTTTGTAAACAAATATAAACCCTCAAATCTTCATTAATTACATAATAATTAGCATCATACAATGAAGAAGAGTTTGTAATTGGTGATAAATTATAGATTGAATAATCGTGCCTATACATCTCATAGCTTGAACCAGATTCCCAGACAACCTTTCTAATCATTCTTCTCACATCACTCTGAGTCACCTTTTTCATTGATATGATGGTTTCTTTTATTTTATTTTCTTCTTCAAAACCATCAAGTGGTGGTGGGGGATTTGCTCCCCACTCGGCAATTCCATTTGCTTGTGGATTTAGAGCATTTGGTTGTCCAATGAAGGTATAATATGTATTGCTGGTGTTTCCAACTGCAATAAGACTTTTAGTAAAAGTCTCAGCATTCATAACTCTAAATTGGTCAGATATAATCGCAGGCATTTTATGAAAAATACTTTTTTTTATTTATCTCTAAATTAAACCACGAGTTCTATAAACTTCTGGTGCAGTTGATAATCCAATCAATCCGTTTCTGGTATTTGCATCAAATTGTTTTGGATTTTCTCTTGCTCTATTTTGATAATCATATATTTGACCCCAAGTATATCTTCCATAGAATCCAGTAGTATTAATTCCTGTACTGATTGCTTTATCCACTCCACCAGGAACTACAATAAAATCACACCTAACAGTCACAATACCAGTATTGGTATTAGAAATTACGTTTTCTACTCTATATAATCCATCAATAGTGTTTGTGGAAACACCAGAAGAACCAACAATTATTCCAGTTGATGTTGTAATTCCAGTAAGAGCATAACCAGTTATTACATTACTATCAAAAATTACAAAATAATCACCAACATTTAACTGACTACGATTAATTCCAAATACATTGAGGGAAGAATAACCAATACCTAAAAGACTATTGTTATAATTTTCTGATTCTAAAATAAATTCAAGTGATGATTGTCCAATTCCTATAGTGTTGATTCCAACAATCTTACCAAAATCACCTTTTGCTTTTATTGAAATAATTTTTTCTTTATTTGGTTTAATGCTTTCAAAAATAACAGGTGGTGCTGTAGTTTGAGAGTACCCAAAACCACCATTTGTTATAGTGACTGATGAAACAGAGTCATTCGTTGTAGTTGAAGTTGCAGTTGCTCTATTATATGATGGATTAGCATACATTACTGTTCCTGCAACCCCAACAACAATAGTTATGGAATTGGAATTTAGATTTGGTATATAAACTATATCTTTAATCGGATTATTTTGGTTTGTTGTTCTCTTCTCCCAATAAGAAAGATTTAATGAATAGTACAAGTCACCATTAGTATCTAAAATAACGTAAATTCCATCAAAATATTTAATGTTCTTAATATTTGTAGAAATATTTAAATTTTGAATCAAAGACCAATTTATGCCAGTCTCAGATGTTGCTATAGTTGAATTATTTCCAACAACTATAAATTTAGAACCATCCCAAATAACCTTATTTAAATTTTCATTAGTAAATTTAGTAATAGATTTCCAAACATTTTCAGTTATTGAGTAAGAAATTCTACCATTATCTCCAACTGTAACAAATAATGAATTATTATTACTTATACTGTTTAAATTATTTTCTGTATTAAAGTTATTTTTTATAAATTGAGTGGAAGCAGTCCCAACAGAAGAAAAAATATACGTAGATCCAACTGCAACAAAAGTATCTTTTGTTGATGAGTATGAAATATCATTAAACTCACCATTAAACAAACTTTTTTCTGTCTCAATCTCATCATTTAAATCAACATTACTGGAATCTGAAAATATTCTTTGTACCAAATTATATTCAGTCCAAGAAGACAATCCAACAGATTTGATAATTTTTCCAGTATTCCCTACAGCAACATAAGTATTTGAAGTTGATGCAAAAGATATTGAGTTAAATGATACTGTTGTGCCAAATCCAACATTAGAAGTGGTCCACAATTTGCCATCTTCACTAATTCCCAATAGACTACTGCTTCCAATAGCAACAAATTTATTTCCATAAATGACTGAATTAAAACTAAAAGAAGTGTTTATTCCAGTAGTTTTTTGCCAATTATAAATTGGATCTTTTTTAACTATAAATGCCGAAGATATAGAAATATCTGGTTGACTTGAAGGTTCATATCCAGAACCACCACTAGTAATTGAGACACCAGAAATCGTTGATGCTGCTGATACTACAGCCGTA